GAGGCGGGCATCGGTAATACTTCGTCAACGTTGTTGACGCGATGCCCGCTGAAGCCCCGCCCCCCAGAGCTAGAGCCCCCCGTGGACAGCGGTCCCGGGGCTGGTGCTTCACTTTAAACAACTACTCCGAAGCAGAGATCCAAGCATTGGAAGAATGCATAATCCTATCTGAATGCAAAGGGTAAGCGTCTCAGTCTCAGTCCAGTTTCAGTGAGACGGGGTTCCTCACGCAACCCCTTTTAGATATGTGTTCCAGGAGGAGGTGGGCGCCGAAGGAACGCCACACCTCCAAGGATTCGTATATAACAAGAACCAGGTAGCGCTCTCGACCCTGAAGCAGTGGAATCTACGCCTCCACCTCGAGCCAGCAAGATGCATCAAGAGTTCGGTCGCGTACTGTTCCGACATAGCGAAGCGAAAGCCTGGTGGCAGGATCTGGCAGAGCGGCTTCGAGATAGCCGACGAGAGGGCCACTTACCTACTGGAAGAGGCGGACATGTTCGCCTGGCAGGCAGAGCTCTTGGGGGAACTCCGTGGGGCGCCCGACGAGAGACGGATTACGTGGTACTGCGACGACTTCGGTGGTTCCGGGAAGACGGCACTCTGCAAGTTCGTTCTTGCAACTTTCCCCTCGGCCCTTTTCTTCTCGGGCGGGAACTTTCGGGATATCAGCCACTCAGTCTGCAAATCGACTCGTACACCGACTGTGGTGATCGTCAATCTACCACGTTCGTCTGAAGGGAAAGTGAGCTACGGAGCAATCGAAGCCATCAAGGACGGGATTATCCAGTCCGGAAAGTACGAAGGAGGTTTCCGTCTCTTCGCCCCCCCACACGTAGTGATAATGTCGAATTTCATGCCACAACTCGACCAACTCTCCATGGATCGATGGGACATTAGAATCCTCGCACAAAACCGTCGTGTATTACCTCCACTCCCAATTGAATAAAGGCCTCGCGCCACATGAAACAACACTTATAATATACGCTCATCTTTATTATTAAACTATATACTAACCGCCTGCGGCGCGCAAGCATCCCCCTCCCTCCGCTTCGCTCCGGGGGGTCCCGCTAACCCTAACCCTAACCCTAACCCTAACCCTAACCTCGCTCGCCTTCGGCTCGCTGTTGAGTCACCTAAGCGCCAATTGCATCACCAGAAAAGCTAATATTAAAGGTGTTACAATAGATGACGGATACAGACGTAGTGCCCATGGGTGTACACTTGATGAACCAGAAGAGGGTGTGGGCACTCGGAGTGTCTGATGTAATTCCGTCCACTCCTACGAAAGTAAGTTGATCCAGCTTTTGGATCCTGAACTTATGCGATATCAGCATGCAAGACCTTGCTTCCAGTATAGTCTCCTTCCTCACGACAACGCGTCCGAACTGGTTGGACTCTGGTGTGAGGGACGGATCCCATTCAACAGGCGCATCGAAATCGGTAGCCCAAAGGTCTTTGGGGTGAGCGTTACTCCAGACTCCGATAACGTCGACACGAACCGACTCGTCAGAACTCGTATTATAAACTGTGACGCGTCCAATTCCTCCGCGTAAAATTATATCTCCGTTGAAGCCTGGGACAGGAGAGGTACCGTCTATGGGGAGAGCTCCTCCTCCTGCCTCCCAGAAAGGTGTACCACCTCCTCTACTCCCAGGATTAAAAAGCGCCCTCTGAACATGCACTCGGGCAACCTCAACACTCGTGCCCGTTGTGATAGTACCAGAACCCTCGAAGGTGGAACGGTAGTGCGCCTTGTACTTAGTACTATTATATAAGTCACGTACATACGATGACCTTCCGTTCTTACGACCGCTATAACGAGTCGTAAATGGCCTAGACGTCTCCGACGTAAAGGCTGTAGTGCGAGTGCGGCGCCTTCCATATCTGCGGCTACGGCGTCCGCGACGGGGGCGGGTGCGGCGCGTCCGGCGATAACCGCGGCGGCGCGGCATTTCCTTTTTGGGAATTTGGGGCTGGGGGGGCTGAGGGGGCTGGGGGGGCTGAGGTGCAGTATTTATACCCCTGCGCGATTTTTTTTTTGAGCCGGCGAGACTCAGCTAGTACTCGCGTCTCACCGGCACGACTATAAAGTGAGGCGGGCATCGGTAATACTTCGTCAACGTTGTTGACGCGATGCCCGCTGAAGCCCCGCCCCCCAGAGCTAGAGCCCCCCGTGGACAGCGGTCCCGGGGCTGGTGC